TATTGACGTTGATCTTCCCTCTGCTCCAGCGCATAGACTTCTCGATTGATAGCATCTACTTCCCGTAGATGTTGCGCCTCCTCATCTTCATCATAGTCAATCTCTATGTTATTGAGATACTCGTCATAATTAGACGGCATTACTAATTCCTCCTAATTCCCATAATTCCTAGTGCATCCCATACAGCCTTAGACATTTCTTCAGGTGTACCGAATTGCTCGTTGCCATAGTATCCAATGTCTATAGCTTGCTCAGTAGAGTGGTAGCTGCCAGACTGATCAGGACGATCAATTTGTCTACCCCCAAACTTGAATCCAGCTTGCCGCAGGTATCGTATAGCCATATCCCGTTGGGCTTTAGACTTGAAGGCAACGTGCTCGTGGTAGTTTCCACCAGCGTGATCGGCTGCATAATTCGAGTGTCCCTGATGCCCAGTGACGTGCTCGATAACCTCAAACTGCATTGTGTTTCCTTGTCTGAAGGGGCTTGGCCCTAGGGACACCTCCTGCGCCGCAGCGATTCTCACGGATTGGATCTCAGCAGCTGACGCTTTACTCAGACCAACCCAGCGGCCATAACCGCCATAGCCGAGTAGCGTAAGACCAAGGAGATCTTGAGTTGCTGGGGAGAACACAGTGTCCTCAGAGAGACCAGCCTTACGGACAACCTCGGGGAGAGTGTTACCGATGAACTGATAACGTCCAGCAGCGTGGAGCTTACCTTGCTGTTGGAGTTTCATAACTTCACCAACAGTCATGCTAGTTAGATCTCGACCTAGCCTCTCTTTAGCTGGGCCAGAATAACCAACTACAGTACGTCCACCATCAGCTCCACCTTCATTCATTGCATTGTAGCCACCTGAACTATCAGACTCATAACGCCCAATGATGTCAAGGGCTTGTCTCTGCTCAGGTGTGTACTGAATGTTTGGTCCTTCGCCGGGTGAGTGACCCTGATCAAAGGATTGTTGTGCAATCATAGCGTTTTGTTTGGTGGGGTATCTGTTTAATAGTCGAGATATACGAGGATCTATAGCATTAGCAGTAGCCCTGTCGAAGTTGGGAGGTACAACAGGCTCCATTCCAGCAGACCTAAGCTGCATATTCATCACGTCAATCGGCTGAAGTCCAGTAGACTTAGCAAGATCATAGACTACAGGTGGCATAACACCACGTCCAGTCCGGCTAACCTGCTTCCTGTACTGCTGCAGCATACCAGGATTGACGATAGTCTTCTCTCGTAGAGCGTTAGGATCGTTCTTGAGGATAGCTTTGAAGTCAGTTAATGGACGCATCCCGCCCATCAGCTCACCATTGTTCTGATCAAGATCGAACATATCGAACTTATACGCTCCACCGGGGATGGTGAATGGGGTGCCATCAGCTGAAACGCCATTGTAATCACCAGCAGAACTGGTTCTATACTTACCATTCTCATCCTTCAGCTCTTGGTTGAACTTAGTTAGACCAGATTGAATAGCAGATTGAATGTCAGCACCTTGCCTAACTTGTGCAGTAATGTGACGTTTGATGTCACGAAGAGCAAATGCTTGAGCATTAGAGATAGAAGCGTCTGCTTTGCCGCCATCTGTACGAGCGTTCTTAAGTGCAGACTCTACATAATCTTTAATCTGTTTGTTATCTTCTGTATCTAACTTGATCTGACCACCTTCTCCACCTGCTAATTTCAGCCATTTCTGCTTCTTCTCAGGTGATAATGGTGAATTGAACACCATATCCTGGGTAAGATTACCTATAGCATATTGCTCTTCAAAGTCTTCTTCGAAAGCTTTTTCCTGCTTAGCATCCACTGAGCCTGTGCTCATGAATGTTTTTAACATCGAGACTAGCTCTTTGTTGTCATCAGCAATGGCTTTATTCATCAGCGGCTCGACTTGTTCATTGCTGAACTCACCACTGTATAAAGCTTCACGAACAGAGTCGTTGAATTGAGATTGAGATCTACCTCTCTCAGCTTCAATCAGCTGCCACTCAGAGTGAATCTTACGCCTGTTGGCAGTAACAGCATCCTCAAGGACAGCAGCCTCAGCGGGGTATAGATCACTGAAAGCTTTAGGTTGTTGACCTTTGATGGTCACTTGGTGATCGAGGAACTCTTCAGCAATAGATACATCTAGAGCTCCAGACTTTACACCTTCAGCAATAGTATTGACAGTCTTGCTGCGTTCAATAGCTACACCACTCTTGCTGCCACTAGCCTGTCCACGGGCGTAATACCTATTGACTAGGCCAGGAACTCCTTCAGTTTCAGCAACCAGATATGTTTCATTCTTCCTATCAGCTGCAACCTGTGCCCGGACTTGCTTGTCCTTGGCAGCAGACTGGTTGCGCATGTAGTCAAGTTCCCACTTGCGCATTGGCTCCATCATGTATTTCGAAGCCATCGTCGGATCAAACGACGAGAACTTCTTGAAATACTCTTGATTCTGGAGGGAGTTGATGACCCGTAGGGCACCCATGTTATTAGTAGATTCAGCTTCAGCCCGACTCATCGTCAGTCCGTTGCCTACCTCATACTCTGTTTCATAGTTATCACTAACAAACTCCTGATAGGATTCACCAGCACGAACCATCAACGCCTTCTCAGCGCCTAGCTTCTGTGGTCCTGTGAGGTTACGGATACGTTCAATGACTTCACCCGATACCCCACGCTCCATCATCTGGTCTACGAGCCTCTCAGTAGCGTCTGAGGTGACTTCACTCTGGGCTTCACCCATTGTGAGCTCTAGCCATTCCTCAGGCGAGATACCATGCTCGTATACCATTTGCATACCAGCAGCGAATTTCTCTTCGTAAACTCGTGCTCTGTATGTCTCGATTGATTTGCCTAAAGATTGAGAAAATCCAGCTAATGCTTGGGCATAACCGTTAGCTTCTTCGACACCTCGTAAGGCGTTCTTGTACTGAGTGTTCAGGTTCTTCAGCTTAGCGTCACGGATCGCCGCTTCATTGCGACGATCTGACATCTCTACCATCTGACGGTTTTGTTGTTCGATGGCGAAGTTCTTATTCTTCTGATCCTGAACCTGCTGTTCTTGACGTTGCTTGATCTCCTGATTCCGACGTAGCTGATTACCGTAGTTGTTCTGTTGTTCTAGAAACCTATCAATAATCTGTGTCGGAGCTTTTATTGGATCGAAGCCTCTTCGTTGGGCGTACCCACGATAATTGCTTGCCATTTAGTTTGTTGCAATGTTGATTAACCCCAGAAGCTTCCACCACCAGCCATGTTGCCAATACCGGCAGCTGCTATGCCTCCAATACCTTTGAGGACTGCTTGAGCTGTGTTGTTGCTACTTGCACCCTTGATAGGCTTAGGTGTCTCGGTCGGCAGGAGCGGCATAAGGAACTCTGGACGTGGCAGCTTCTCGGGCTTGGGAGCTGCAGGTGCGAGCATAGGTGGTAGCATACGATTACCATACGCATTGATGTCAGCGCCAAACTTATCGGCGTTGATCTTCTTGATGCTAGCTTGGAATGATTTAGCTGCGGATTGTAGTGAAGCGTTGAGAGATCTTTGTCCCAGGTCGAATTGTTTACCAGCAAAGCTTAGATCATGATCGATCTTACTCTTCGTAATGTCAAACTTAGACTTAGCAATTCCAAGGCCAAAGGCGACTTCCATCTTCTGTTGTTGAGAAGTTTGGACAGCATCTTGAACTTTCTTGTCTACAAGTTTTCCTTGGAAGATCGCTTGCTTCTGTGAATTAACCTGTTGAGTATTGATACGTTGATGAGCTAGTTTAGCAGACTTATCAGCGGTTGACAGTGATTTGTTCAGTAACGAGTGTTGCATACCAGCTTGGGCAATCACTGATTGCATAGCTTTGGCAGCACCTCTACCTGACTGCGTAACTAACGCAGCGCCTTCATTTGTAACCCTTTGCAGCTCAACTTGCTCTCTTGATCGTAAGGTATCTGTCTCAGCTCTTTCCAGTTCTAATCGGTTGCCTTGTCTGGCAAACTTAGCATCATCTAATTGAGCACTGAGTTGAAGGTTGATTCCCATCCTCTCTAGTGCAGCGTCACCCATAGTCTGCTGCAACTTCAGAGCAATGTCTCTATTCTGTAATGCTGCTTGTCCCTGAGCTGTTCTCAGACCTAGCAGGTTATCAGCAGATAGAAATGCAGACTGTTGTTGCGTGTTATACATATCCAACACCATGCCTTCATGCTGAAATGCAGCTTCTGTTACACGTTCATCCAGCCAGTTTACTTCTGACTGAACAGCAATGTTCGCAGCTATGTTATTGAAATCCTTCTGGAGACCATACATCTCCTCAGACATGTTGTATGCCCGCATCTGATTGTAGTGATCAAATGCACGCATCTCCATCTCAAATTTCCACGACTGCTTTCGCTGCCTGTCGTTGAATTTGATGTCCTGAAAGGTGTTCTTTTTGGTTATCTTTGTGTTCTTTTTATCCCATTTATACGCCCGCATATTCTCGGCATTTTGATATTCCCACGCCGCCTTGTCCGCCTTATGTTGTCTCTCCATCGCCTCTTCATGGGCGCTGTCTTGCATTGCCCCTACACCGATGCCTACAGCTGCGCTGATGGCTTGCCCCCATACCATAATTTAACTCCTCTGATAGAATCGTGGACTGTAGAGACCTTCCCACATCATAGCTGTTAGTGACACGGGGAATGGTGAATCACTACTCAAGCTGAGATCGAAGTTGGTATTCCTTTGGTTGATGGGAACTGTTACAATGCGCTCCTCTTCGATAGGAACATCATCGCCTAGATAGTAGTCAGCATAAATAGTTGGTTCTGTATACGTCCACGGTAACCGGCCTCTAGTGGTTAACTTGAACTCGACAATACCAGTCTGAGCCAACGAGAACTTCATTCTCGCAATCTTCAGATATGCTGTATAGTCCGCACCTTGTTCGTTTTGAAAGTATGTTTTAGGAATATCCACCGTGTAGTCATAGAGATAGCCTACCAGCACGTCGCTGGCTTGACCGCTCAAGTCTCCCTGCTCCCACAGGAAGTAATCACCAGTACCATCTACACCATACGTTGCCTCTTGGAATGAACCGCTGTCAACTGTACCCCCGCCGACAAAGCCAGCACCCTTGATGATGATCAAAGGGCGTAGGAGGAAGTCAATGGTAAATGTGCAGTCATCACCGTAGCCACCAAGGATGGTAACTGTGTCTCCTGCTCTATAGCCTGTGCCTCTAGAGTTGACGGTAACTGCTGTAACCTCACCACCAGAAGTAGTGATGTCTACAGTCATATCTGCTCCTTCACCATCTGTAGACGTTGCTACAGCAGTATCGTTGGAGTAGCCAGTGCCAGGAGTAACAATAGTAGTATCAATGTTATCATCGTGATTGAATGGAAGGTAGCATTTAGTATCTAAGGTTGCCGCATCATACGAAACCGAAGAGGCTACATCATAGAAATCTACAGCAGGGTTTACCGTCTGACCAGTAGAACTCTGGATCACAGTTGTAGCAGGTGTTCTGTTGAAGTCAGCACGCAGCAACACATAGTCGCTGTTACCGTCCTCGACTACTGCCCACACCTCATCTTCGTCGATGAACATAGCATGAACATAGCCAGGTGCTTGCCACCTAAACCATGCCTGCAGAGGTCCATCTTCTCCTTCACCGTAGGTACGTTGTAGATACACATACCTATCAGTAGGACCAGTTAGCCAGATGAGTTTGTTCTGAGCATTAGACTGTAGCACTTCCATTGTGTTCGGAAGATAGTCAGCTACAATCCTGCTGATCTCAGTAACCACTGGTGGTTGTAGTTCACCGCGTGGTGAGAAGTTGAAGATCTTGAGATAGCCCGGTGCTCGGCTAGCGAAGATAACATCCACACCATCATTCACTGGATCAATAGTCCTCTCCATCTCATAGTTGGATAGAGATCTGATCACAGAGTTCTGTGGAGTTAGTGCAGCGTCTGTACTGAACATCAGGAACTGTTCGTTCTCTGAGAACAGCAGCAAACCACTAGGTACACCTAAAGCTGCATAAAGTAGTGTAGGCCTAATGCTAGAAGTATTAAGATCAATAGGATCATTGGGTGTGATAGCTGTAGCGGTCTTGAAGTAGAAGTTATAGAAGTCTCCTGCCTGGCTCATCGACACGTTAGACTGAGTTAGGAAACCTAATCTATTACTGTAGAAGAATGAGCCGTTGATCTTGTTGCCTACAAACGTAGGAGGAATGTTGGTAATGTCATCACCAGTCAGCCTATCTACCCAGGGGATCTCTAGGAGTTCGAAGGTATTGAGTGCTGTGTTCTTCAACTGGTGAGGCATTGTGCTGCCATCAAGGCCAGGAGATACGGTCGGATCAATAGTCTCAACCCATATACCTTTACCATATACACTGCCAATGGTCAGGGTAGCATCAGCGCCACCACCTGAGATGGTAACAGTATCACCAACTACATAGCCTTGGCCTGGGTTGTTCACAGCTACAGCAGTGATAACCCCAGCCGTGTCAGTTGTATCTACAGTAAGGCCAGAGCCATTACCAGTAGTTGTAGTAGCAACACCAACCGCTCCAGTGTAGCCTGTGCCTCCATCTGAGATAGTAACGTCAAAGACCTTACCAGCCTCTACCTCAAAGACAGCCCAGTAGGAAGCCTCCGGGTCAGATGTATTAGTCACCTTCACCTTACGTCCCGATAGGCCTTGTGTAGGTAGGTCGGTTACATTCTCTACTTCGTCTTGATAGTAAGTGAATAGGTCATTACTCGGCCCACCTCTAGCTACGAAGTCGTAGTCCAGTGGTACACGCATAACGATGGTGTCATCAGTTCTGACGTATTCGAAGTCAGTCAAGCCTGCTGCTACCCATCGTGCAAAGGCTACCTCCACGTCGTCAAGGATCTGCTTGGCGCTTAAAGTCTCAATAGGTGTACTACCTATCGTATCGCTGTTGCGCGTGATGTAGGGGCTTGTAGCCGTCTCTGGTGCAGCCCACGCAGGGTCTGTCCTATCCTGTGCTTCGAAGTTATATGTGTTTCCATTCTCATTCAGCTCCATAAAGTATTCGGAGGAATACTCTGAGCCGTTGATGCGTAGGGTAAAGTATTTAGTTGTCGCTGCTGCTGGTACAGCCTGAGCTGCTACCGAAGTAGTCTTGTTAGTTATGATCGTGGTGTCCTGAACAGTCAGAACATCATAACTTTCAATCGGATCTGTGGCGTCTAGGTAATCCTGAGCTGTCCCAGTATAGTTCACCGTACATGACGTTCCGTCTGTGTTCCATATCTCTATGGAGCTAGGTGAGCCATACCGGATGCAGCCGATGTACTGCTCTGCATCATCTCTACCAATGTAGAACCACTTGGAGCTATCGTAATAGCCAGCGGTTCCAGTTTTTAGTGTTGAGATGAATTCAAAGCCAGGCCTTTTAGTTAGACCAAACGTAACATCAGGTAATCCATTTACGATGTCTGATACCTGACCAGGGAACTTCCTGTCATCAGGCTGCTTAGAGACGCCACCCAGATAGCTTGAAATCTTCTGAGTTACGCTTGCCATTATCGTGCTAGTGCTTTGTAAGGTTGATAGCTTGAGTAGAATTTAGTGTTTTCTACGTTACCGAAGATACTATAGTCACCCTGCTCACATTCGTATTCGAGAGCAAATGAGCGAGTATAGGCTTCGCGTTGTTGAAGTAGTTGGAATTGATTAGGGTCACCGATGATCTTTGTTGCACACATCGTAGCAGCTTTAGCCACGATGTAATCGTAGACGGGTCGTGGAAGATCCGATAGTTCGAACCACCACAATACATCACAACGCAGAGCGTCATCGGTATCTGACCAATCATAGGTGTGGTCAGTTTTGTTATACAGCTTACCGCTTCTCACGGTAGCTTCTAGCCCCGCATAGGTCGGACCTTCAATTAGGTCTAGGTGCAGAACATTGGTCGGGACCGTTACTTCACCACTACCATTGAGAGAGAAAGTGTAATCCTTCTCAAGGTTGAAGGACCAGCCTTCAGCCTGTACTTCTCTGGATGTGGTGTTTAGGGTAGATGTGATTATCGCAACGTCCGGGTTGGTTTCATCTAGTGATGTAACTGGACTCTGACCAAGTGATGTTAGAATTTCATTTATAGCTAGTAGCTCCGATTGAGCCACGGTAGTGTATGTCATAGAATGGGAACCGTTCTCAAAACAGGTTAAAAAAAAGGAGGCCGAAGCCTCCCGTATTATCAAGCCCCGGTGCGAGTAGCAGCCAGAGTAGGCAGGTCAACTTCAACACCAGCATAAGCGGTGCGGAATCCTGCGGTCTCGCTCCAAACGGTGGAAACAGAACCACCAGTTTTAGCGACCGAACGACGTACAGCGTTGCTGTTAGCAACAGCCAGCGTACCGTCATCAGTATATGTAGCGCCGAGGGCACCAGTGTAAGCTCCATCCACTGCGGATGCGCCACTTACACCGTTGTTGCCAGCGGCTTGTGAAATGTTTGCCATTGTAGGAATCTCCTATTAGAATTTGCGATACTCGACTAGGCAACCTTCTTCGATTACAGTCGTGCCAGTGTCAGTATTCTGAGCACAGGTGAGCTGAATCGAACCAGCGTTAGCTCCATTGAGGAGAATACCAGTAACGATAACAGCACCACTGTCCAGAGTAGACTGAGCGGCAGTCACAGCTGTAGAAGCCTCTGCTTCAATCAATGCAGTAACGAAGGCAACACCTTCAGGAACATTGATTGCGTTCAGCTGGCGGAATTGACTAGGAGAAGCAGGTACATCTACCTGAAACTTGAAGTCAGCTCCAGCAGGAGTGTCGAAGAAAATAGTATAACGGAACCACACACGGTCGTATGCAGCAACGGTAATATCGAGATCTGAAATAGCGGCCAGAGTGTCGTCGAGACGGGTCTCAGCCGTGTCGAGGATCTGGGTATTAAGAACACCAGAGGAACCCACATAGGAGTTGTTCTGGTCATTGAACGTGTAGGACATAAGAATCAGTCTCCATCAAATGCGGTAACGGTAGCGACGCGCAGCACGCAATCACTATTACCACCAACAACGGTGATGTAGTCGCCTACGCGGTAGCCATCTCCAGCAGTGGAGACAGCAGATACGGTATCAATAACTCCGCCCGTATCAGCCAGAGTGAACTCAGCGCCTGAACCAGAGTAACCAGTTTCAGCGGTTACAGTCATTTCGGTAGTACCGGTATAACCAGTACCACCATCCACGATTGCAACAGTAGCAATACCACTACCAGCACGACCCCATTCAACTTGGGGCCGTGGGTAATAGGTAGCTGAAGTAATGGTTCCGCCTCTGGCAGTGTACGACGTAGAAGTAGTAGTTGCCATTAGCTAACCTCCATCAAGCAGCTTGAAGTTCAATAGCGGCAGCAGGATTCAGGGTGCCACAACCCATAGCCAGACGACCGACGATCAGATCGCCTTGGTACATCGTCTTGACATCATTACCGGAGACTTGCACCTGAGGACCAATAGCCTCGAGGCAGCCAGCGGCTTCCTTCTGATAGATCAGACCACAGTGAGTAGAGAAGTCACCAGAATAGGTGTTGTTCTCACCGCTCACAGCGTTAACAGTACCGGCCAGGAAAGGCAGGTTGTTGGAAGTCTTGATCTTGATACCGGCGATCTCATAGAGACCCATGCCGGTGTTCATGTTGCCACCAGTAGCACCGTAGTCACGGTTGAGGATGTTGGTGTCAACCTGAGAGATCAGCGCATAGTATTGGCGAGGAGCCAACACAGCGTGACGGCCTTCCCTGGGCACATTCTTCTCGTCGAGGACGGAAGCGGCTTCGAAGAAAGCATCGACCAGTGACTGAGCATCGTACTCATTACCTGAACCGAGCTGGATCACAGAACCGCCGGGCTCAGGGCCAGGAGCAGCAGTGATGGGATGTGCTTCGCGTGCAGCGAGAGCAATGGTGCGGAAGACCTTCTTATCATAAGCTTCAGCCAGCGAGTGACCGATCTTACGGGAGATCTCAGAACGCAGATCGTAGTGGGAAAGAGTCTCATCCAGATCATAGACGAAGGCGCTGGAAACCAGCAGGTCGTCCATGAGGATGGTCTTCTCTGCCACCGGGGGATCACCAGATCCCAGGATCGGAGTCCCAGGCTCATGGTAGGCAGCCGTCATACGGCCGGTGAAGATGAACTGCATTGACTTGCCGTTCTTGAGGGTGCGGTTCATAACCGTTCCCTTAGCAATACAAGAAGACTCGTATGCTTTGAAGAGCTCTCCAGAGAAGAGCTTCAGATATGTAGCGTACTTGGTATCATAAGCTGTACCAAGTGCCAGTGGGGTACTACCCGTATTATTGATAGTACCTACACTGGTAATAACAGAGTTTGCCATTGAAATGTAGAGAGTAGTTTGATTTGTTTACTACCCTATTGCGCAATAGGATTTTATTCAGTTTTATATCGTCGTTGCAGTCTCTCCTGCATGTCTCCGGCAGACGATCAAGTTCGTAAACGAGTCGAAAGCCACAAGAGAACGGGAGGGCTTGCACCTCCCAGTCTAACTCACGACCAGACGGTCGTGCTTAGAGTTCCCTCCGCGCAGGTATCACTGATAGGCGATACTTCTGCGAGGGTTGTACCAGGGTATAATCCCTGTAATCCTTTGTCCGCTTCAGCGGCTGTAACATACAACGTAACTCTAGCGAGATACGCTGTTGCTGCTGGGTCGAATCCCATTACTTACTCCTAATGAATAATGATTTAACGAGGTTGTTTAGTTTGTTTTGGGATGGACGTTTCTTAGGCTTGGTGCCAGTGAGTTCTTGCATAGCTTTATCACGAGCTCTGCGTGCTCCTTGTACCTCAAGCGCGATGTTCCGTTTCTTCGGCACTTCAATACTCTGAACGTTCAAGTTTAGCGAATATGTCCGCACGATAAGCGGGGTCGCTATCATACCGTGGGTCATTCATCGCAGCAACAACTTCAGCTTGAGAGCGGAAGACATTACCGGGTCCACTACTTGCCCGTGTCCGACCCGACACGCGGTTACCTTCTACACCATCTGCATCGGCGTAGCGTAGGGCTGTAGCTTGAATCGCATAGTACGCAGCGAGAGGATCACCTCGGGACATGACTGAGTTGAATAGCTCAACCTCTTCCCGTGGTAAGTTCTCTGATGCCCAGGTTACCATCTGAGTATAATTCTCATCACCGCCAACCATGCCCTTGAGAGTCGAGACATCTTCTTCGGTGAACTGCTTTGGAGCCGAATCCGAATTACCTTCATACTCTTCTCTGAGTTGGGCATACTTAACAGCTAGCTCTGATGGGTCAACATTAGCGAGACGCTCTAGTAGCTCATCGCTATAGTCGTCTGCATCTCCATTGAACTCATCCCAGAAGTCAGTTAGAACTGCTTCCAGATCTTCATACTCACCTTCTTCGGAATCAGTGTCGTCAGACTCAACGTCTTCTTCATCTTGACTCTCAGCCTCAGGCCGAGCTTCCTCTGAAAGCTTATCCACAGCAGCCTCGCTTTGTGCTGCAGCAAGTCGTTCGCCGATTGCAAGAGATTCTTGTTCATCTTCACTCAGGGCTAGTTCTTCAGCGGGTGCTTCTTGGGTGTTAATAGTGGTCATTCGTAGGTTTTAACAGTAAGGTTTCCAAGGCCGACGCGGGTCACAAGTTGTGCTGGTCGTCCTACTGATTTAGATGCTCGATCACCTACTCGGCGTTGCTGAGCATACTTGTTGTTGCCTGTTTCATCGAAGCTGGTAGGAACCATAGCCTCTTCATCTGTAATCTCAGGCCGCTCTACTACCTCCTTCGGCTTGCGTGGTGCACGCTTCGGCCTACTAGGTTTCTGATCTTGTGCCATTACTCCTCCGGTGGTTGTTTACTTGGGTCATTGATTGGTGCTTTCATAGCATCAACCTGTAGCTTCTGCTGCTCCAGCTGCATCATCTGCTGCTGTTGCTGCTGTGCTTCGGCTTGAACCTCCTCATCACTACGGACAAGGTTGAGAGTTTCAATGCCAGATGCTGCAGCCAGACGCTTGACGACTTCACCCATCTGCACATACTGTTGTATAGCTTCGGGTCCGATTGTCTGTGCAATAGTTCCAAGGAACCTAGCCAGGCTCTCAGCATCCTGACCACGGCCAAGTGCATTGATACCTGCTACAATCGTTGGCTTCACTAGGCCTTTAGGTAGTCGTGGGATTAACCCAGACTTCTGTGCAGTGGATAGCTTGCGATTGAGATAAGGAACTAGGAACTCAACAGTCAGTAGACTGAACAGTCCGCCGAGCTGCTGCTCCAGCTCCAGCTGTGTAGAGCGTACCTCTTCAGCAGTGGTACGTTCTGATTGTCTGATGCTAAGGATCAGGAAGGCATCGCTGAGCCGTTGCTCCAGCGTACCCATCAGCTGATAAGCGGTAGCAAAGTCTGACGTCTTACCAACTTGGATTACTCCAACATCCTCAGGCCTGCCCTGGATGATCGCTCCGTTGCCTGCCTTCGCCAGCGTGGCTGGTTTGGTAGTCGAGGAGGGGGATACCACGAAGACGACTTTGGAGGCTGCTGCAGCGCCTTCTACGACTGCCTGAGAGAGTGCCTCCAGAGACTTGAGATCTCCGATAAATTCCTCTACTCTGCCTCGACCATACATCTCTCCATCAACTGTGTTGAATCGGAGGGGTAGCCATGGGTTTGTATCTAGTGGTGACTTGGATTGTGATCCAGGTATCACCTCATCCTCTACCTCTTGGTGCCAGATAAAGCGATTATTATCTCGCTTGACGTGGGTGTAAACGTCTACCTCATCAGTGCGTCCACCTTCAGTATACACATCACCAGGATGATTTACTTGTGGGTTTAGCTTGAGAGCTTTAGGTAGTAGGTCTCGATTGATTGTTTCTTTTGTGACGATCTCTAAGACGTTGCCGTCTCCATCTCTATCTACGACATAGCGGTTTAGCGGATAAAGCCGCAGCTTGTCCTTGCCCATATACAGAAGAGCATTACCACCTACCACAAGATGCTTCAGTGCTTGGTGCACAATGACGCGATCTTCTGATGCAGCAATGTCTTCCATCATCACTCTCTCTATCTTAGAGAATGAGATGTCTAATTCAGTGCGAGCTTCCTTAGGAAACTGTTCACCTAATGCTGACTCATCCACTTGTAGCTTGAAGAAGCTAGTCTGTGGTGGCAGTAGAGCCAGCATAAGTTTAGATGCTAGGGTCACAACACCTTTAGCTCCTACAGCCTGCCACGGTGTAGGTAGATGTCTAGGGCCTCGTAAGGTATCCTCCTCTCCACGAATAAGATACGGGAGAGTAAGGTCTGCAGCTTCTCTTGCTGTGTCTAGATATTGAGAACGGTCTGATCTTAGAGCGTCATATCGCTGTTTGGCGCTCATACGTTAATTCCTAAGTTAGATAGGTTTAGATCTCGTTGCGGTACATAGTCTCTATTGAACTGGTAGGTGCCAGCTGTCCGCGCTCTCCGTCGTCCACCAAGGACGACACCAGTAGCACTAAGACCAGCGTCAGCTCCAACCGATGTAGTCGGGTCAGGCATTTCCATCGCCTCTTCCTCCCATGGGATCATCATCTCGTCATACCATTCATCATCCCAGATCTCTTCTTCTGGTAGAAGTTCTGGGAATTCAGTACCGAACTCAGGCATGGTTAGCACTGGCACCTCGATGTCATCGTAACTGAAGTCTTGTCCAGTTCCACCACCAAGGTCACCGTCTTTCAACTTCTGGCGATACTCATTACTGACAGCCATGCCCATTCCTGATCCCATTCCTGATCCCATGCCCATGTTTCCGCCGATGGTCTCAGCTATGGCCATCATGCCCATACCCATACCCGACTGTAATTTCTTCAGACGGTCGATAGCCTTACGGTCTTTCCCACGTTGGGGGTCTTTACGTTCTTGGATCTTGAAGTGACCTACACCGGGCTGCTTATCCTTGACCTTCTTATCCATGTAGTCACCTTTGCCAAACTTGCTGGCATACTTCGAAGCCATCATAGTATTGACGCCAGTCTTCATCTGGATCTTATCGGCGCTAGCACCCATACGAGCATAAGCTTTAGCAGCTGTACGCTTAGCCATAACCATCTTCTTGCCGCCGCCCATGGTCGATGCCATTCCCATAGACATAGAGGATGACATCCCCATAGACATGGAGGATGACATTCCCATAGACATGCTCGGTGACATGCCCGGTGACATGCTCGGTCCCATGCTCGGTGACATGCTCTTCATAGACATGGCTGGTTTGGGTGACA